TAATTAATACCAAGGGATGCGCATCTCCTATATTATTTAGGAGGATAAAGTTATGATTAAGAGTATAAGTTTAGAAGTATATACAACTTATAATGAAACTATAAAGGAAGCAAGAATGAATACTGAAAAAGTGATAAGGGAATTTGATATTAAAGAAAAGGATTGGGATAAGTTACTTTTAATGCATGAAAGTATTACAATAAGAAGTATATATTTAAATTATTTAGAATTATGGTTAATGGAGCAGGATAATATAGATAGGCAATCGAAAATTCAAATAATATAAAAATTATTGGGATTTAAAAGGATTTTGCCATCTTTTGTATAATTTAGTTATATGGAAGGGTGGTGAGATTTATGGAAAAGAAAATAGATATAAAAAAGAAATATTCACGAGAATTAGAAGATATAGACTACATTTTAAGAAATTTAGAAAAAGGTAGATATTATGAAAAAACAGGAGCAAAAATGGATGGAGCATTAGCAACTAACATTCAAAACTTGAGAAAACATCTAAATGAATTACTTGATAAGGTAGAATATAATGAAAAATCAGTAAAAGATGAACTTAAAGAAGTTAAGGCTAAATATGGAGTTTAATTAGTAAAGGAAGATGATATTATGGCTGATAATGTAAATGTTAATCCAACACCAATTCAAAGAAATCAAAGAGATGTAGCAATGGAACTAACTAAATTATATTTCGATAGACAAGGTAGAGAAGAATTTACAATTGATAAGATTAAAGAGGTATATATTAATTTTTATTCTGTGGCAAAAACAATTGAATATGTACCATATCAAAGCAATTTTAATCCAACAGTTGAAAAATTAGCAAAAGACATAATAAGTGGTGAATAATTAAATTTAAGAACTCTATTAATTTAGGGTTCTTTTATTATGCAAAAAAAATAGATTTAGGAGGATAAGGAATGGATAAGTTTCAGGTATGGAATAAGCAAGATTTTATAAAATATCATGAGTCTAATGATAATATTAAAAGAACTAATGAATATTGGGACAATGTAAGAAAAGGATATAATTTTATTATTGTAGATAATGAAATAGATAAGCATGGGATAAAGTTCTATAGTGTAGATTTCTTTAATAAGATGTTTGTTTAGTTATGGCTATATTAAAACAATGTAGTTGGCATGGATGTACCAAGATTGTTGCTGATGGCATTAGTTATTGTGATTATCATGCTAATAAATATGATAAGAAACAAAAGGAAAGATATAAGGAATATAGTAATAGACGAAGACTTGATGCAGAACAAAAGAAGTACCAAGACTTTTATAGCAGCGATGATTGGAAAAGAGTTAGACAAGCAGTTATTAGTGATTATCTTGGTATGGATATATTAGAATATTATAGGACAGGGCGAATTGTTGAAGGTGAAAGGATACATCATATTATTGAATTGTCTGAGGATTTTAATTGTCGATTAGATGTTGGTAATCTTATATATCTGACTGAACAGAACCACAGGAGAGTTCATGTTGAATATGATAAATCAGATAAGGATAAAGAGAAGATGCAAAAGATGTTATTTGAGTTATTGGATAAGTTTTATAAAGAGTTTAAATAATTTTTTTACAAAAGGTTAAAGTCAGTCAAAGTCTATTTTGAGAGGGATAGTTGGTCTTTAAAAATACCGGGGGAGTCAGAAATTAAAAAATGAGTTATGGGAAGTCACGTTGGGTAAGGTTACGTGAGAATTTGCACAATAATTTACATAGGGTGGTTTATTATTTCAAAATATGAACATAGAGAGGAGATGATATGAGTGATAGAAAAAGCACCTACAAGTTTGGGGACAATAGGGAAAAAAGAGTGGAAAAGAATGTATGAAATTATTAATAGAGAAAAAATGGATTTCACTGATAAAGATTTAGCAATGCTAGAAATTTACTGTAAGAATTATGAAAAGTGGATTAAAGCAGAAAAGTTCTTGGATAAGAATGGTATAAGTTATATTTGTTCAAGTGGTTATCCTGCACAATATCCTGAGGTTACAGTAAGTAACAATGCACAAAAACAGATGATGAGTGCCATGAGAGAATTAGGATTTAGTCCAGCTTCAAGAAGTAAAATATTTAAGCAAGTATCATCTTCCGAAGATTTAACAGAAGAGGATACTGAAATGAATGAGATGATTAGCAAATGATAGATTTAAAATTAATTGAAGAAAACAAAATATATCAGACCACTTATCAACTAGAAGAAGTTATCAAAGAACAACAGGAAAAATACGACAATGATAAATATTATTTTGATGTTGAAGAAGCAAAAAAACTTCATAAATTCATAAGTATGTTGACTCTTGATAAAGGTAAAAAAGGAAGAAAAGTAAAATTACTTAGGTTTCAATTTAAAATTCTAAGTGGAATACTATGTGTTAGGAATAGAGAAACTGGCTTCAGGCGGTTTAAAGAGGCTCATTTGAATATTGGAAGAAAAAATGGGAAGGGAAGTTTGGTTGCATGGATTATAATTTACTTATTCTTTACTGAATCAGTTTATGGTGCTGAATACATAATTGTTGCAAATACAAGAGATCAAGCGACTAACTTATATAACAGTATTCTTATAACGATTAAGAATAACAAGATGTTGAAGAAGTATGTGAAGATTACCGAATCAAAAAAGATGATAGAACGTAAAAAATTTAATACAACATTAAGAGTATTATCTAATGAGGGCGGTAATTTAGATTCATACGCAAGCTACATAGTGGTTTTGGATGAGTGTCATGAATATAAATCAGATGAATCATATTCAAAATTAATTACAGGTATGGGACTTTGGGACGAGCCTATCATGTTCACAACTACAACTGCTTCAAGTGGAGAAGATAATACTAATTTAGAATATCAAATGTATTCTTATGCTAAATCCATAGAAGAAGGTAAAGTAGAAGATGATACATTTTTTTATGATATTTATGAAGCAAACAAAGGCTGTGAAATAATGGATGTAATGCAATGGGTGAAAGCAAATCCGGCATTAGGAATGTTCAAAAAGCTTGATGATTTTATAAAATTAGCAAAAAAAGCAGAGGTTATGAAAACATTTGAAGCTAAATTTAGGAGATTATATCTCAATCAGCATGTGGCAACGGATGAAATTAAGAATGCAATAAACATGGAATTGTGGAATAGATGCTTGCAAGATATAGATTTGAATACATTAAAAGGTATGAAATGTTGGTGTGGTCTAGATTTATCTAGTAAAAATGACATAACAGCTTTTGTACAAGTGTTCTATGATGAAATATCTGATAAATTTATCGTAGTTCCTCATCTTTTTACTGCCAAAGATACAATGATAGAGCGTGAAGAACAAGATAAAAATCCTTATTCTATGTGGGTAAAGCAAAAATTAATAAATGGATTTGAAGGCAGATATGTAAAATTTAATGAGTTATTGGAGTTTATTCAGAATAAAGACAATGATTATCCTATAGAAAAATTAGGATTTGACCGATGGGGAAGTCCAACCATATTAAATGTATTAGAAAATGAATGGGATATTGTACCACTTGGGCAAGGAACAGTTACAATGACTACTGCTATAAACAGTTTTGAGAATTTGTTGAATGATAATAGATTGATAATAGCTAATAATGAAGTATTTAATTTCATGGCACAAAATTGTATAGCAATAGTAAGTGAAAGTGGAGTGAAATATAGTAAACTTAAATCTAAATTCAAAATTGATGGAATTATTGCTATGTTAATGGGATTATTGTTAGCAGTAGAAGAAAATGATGTAGAACATTATAGTGCAACCAAAGCATTAGATGCTTTAGATTGGGATTAATGAATAAAAAGAGGTGAAATAATTGAAAAATAGACTGAAAAAATTAAATAAATTGATTCAAAGAGCTGTTTCTTATAAGTATTTTATTGAAGAAATGGCTCTTTTTATTGGTGTATTTTTATTTATTATCACTAACTTTTTAATAAATTTCTATTTTGGAATGTATTCTTTAAGCTTTTTATTAATAGCTTTTAGCATATTTTCCTTTAAATTTAGCAGAAAGTGAGGTGAGAAATAGATGATTTTTAATAAAATAGAAAAACGAGAGGTTGTTGGAGAAGCATTTGACTGGACTAGTTGGGTAAAAGGTGAAGATTTTATAACAGAAAATGCACTTAAAGAACAGAATTATTTGGCTGGATTGAACATTCTAGGAAATACTATAGCAAAACTACCTTTAGTTGTGAAACAAACAACTGATAAGGGAGAAATTGAAGCTGAAGATTATTATTTGTATGATTTATTACGATTAAGACCAAATTCAAGCATGAATACATTTCAGTGTCTAAAATCTTTGGTTATGTTGTATAAACATAATGGTGCTAGTGGACTTTTTATTGATAGAGACTTTAAGGGTAAGGTAAAAGGTCTATATCCATGTAAAATATTGCAATTTACAATTGATAATGTTGGATTAATTAAATCTACAAAAGAGAATAAAGTTCTAATTGATTTTGAATGTGCAGGAGTTCAAGGAAGTTGTTTTGATAAAGACATGATTATATTAAGAGATAATAGTTTAGATGGAATAAATAGCAAATCTACTAAGTCATATATTAAAGATACATTCGATACTAATTTGCAAGCTCAAGCATATCAAAAAGATTTGTTTGCAAATGGATTAACAAATAAAGCTGTAGTTCAATTTGTTACAGATGAGAAGGACGAAAAAGAATTAAGAAAAGCACAGGATAAATTTAATAGATTGTATTCTTCAAAAGGAAGGATATTTACTGTACCTGTGGGATTCAATGTACAACCACTTAACTTATCATTAGTTGATTCTCAGTTTGCTGAACTTAAACTAAGTGGTAAAAAAGATGTTGCAACAGCATTAGGAATTCCATTTGGATTGTTGGATAATGGGAGTATTACTGAACAAGATAATATTTCATATTTAACCAATACTATTAGCCCAATTCTAACTCAGTTAGAGCAAGAATTTGATTACAAAGTATTAGGTATGGACAGGAAAAAAGGATATAAAGTAAGAGCAAATGTTAATGCAATGCTTAGAACATCCGCTGAAACTCAATCTGTAATATTAGATAGGTATGTTAGAGATGGTATTTATACTCTAAATGATGCTAAACGAATACTTGGTATGCCAACTGTAGAAGGTGGTGATGAAACAACCCTTCCAAGTGGTCAAATAAGTTTATCGGATTTAATATTAGGAAATGCAACTTGGCAAAAGGGTACAAATAGCACAAAGAACAATAATTCTAATAGCGAAGGGGGTGATAATAACAATGGAAAATAGAGAATTTAGACAGGTTAAAGATTATGAAATTAGGCAAGTACAAGATTCAAATACTACTGAAATTGATGGATACATAGCTAAATTTGATAGTCCAACCGAACTATTTGAAGGATTCTATGAAAAAATTGATAGAAGAGCTTTTGATAATACTTTAAAAGATGGTCATAATATCTTTTTATTATATCATCATCAATGGGATAAGCCTTTAGCTTCAATTCAAACTGGAACATTAACTTTATCTATTGATAATGTTGGATTAAGATTTAATGCAACTATAAATGATAATCTAAGTTATGGCAAAGATGCGATAGAATTGATACGTCAAGGCTTGATTCAAGGGTGCTCGTTTGGTTTTTCTTGTGTAAGAGAATCTAATGAATATAATTCCAATGATGATAGTATAATGAGGACTTTACTTGAAGTTGAACTATATGAAGGTTCTATACTTTGTATACCTCAATACGAAGATACTAGTGTTTATGCACGTTGTAAGGAAATAGCCAAAGAAGAAAGAAATAAATTACAACAACAAAAAGACTTAGAAATTAGAAAAAGAAAATTAGAAATTGAACTAGAGTTACTTTAATTTAGTAACTCTTTTATTATTTAAAAAAATATTAAGAAATGGAGATGTAAATATATGAAAATAGAAGAATTAAGACAACAAAAAGCAGAAAAGGTAGAAGAAGTTAGAAAGTTAAATCAAGAAAATAAAATTGAGGAAGCTGAAAAAATTTTAGAAGAAGTTAGAGCTTTAGATAAGCAAATTAAAATAACTGAGGAACTTGAGGCAGAGGAAATGAGAGATTTACAAAGTCAAAAAGCTAAAAAAGAAGAAAGAGGAGATGTTAATAATATGGAAAAAGTTAATGAAATAAGAGCATTTGTAAAATCAGTATTAGGAAATAAAATGACTGAGGAAGAAAGAGCTGTTGTAAAAACTACAGATAACTCAGCGGTATTACCACCACAATACATAAATAAGTTAACTGAACTTAAAAAGGGATTTGGTTCTTTAAAGCAATATTGTGATGTAATTCCAGTAACAAAAAATGAAGGTTCTATGCCTATTTTTGACCCTGAACAAAATGGTATGTTAAAAGATATAGCAGAAGGTGATGTTATACCTGATGGTAAATTAGTTACTACTGATATGCAATTTAAATGTAAGAAAGTGGGTATAAAAGTACCATTATCAAGTGAATTAATTGATGATGCAGAAATAGATATTGAAAACGCAGTTAATTCAACTTTTGCAGAATCTACAACACTAACCGAAAATTATTCTATTGTACAGGCTGTAAATGCAAATGCAACAGATATTACAGCAATAGACTATACTGCATTAGAAGATATAATGGCTAAGGCTTTGCCTACAGTAAAAGCTGGATTAATTACACTTACAAATGTTGAAGGATATGCTTTATTAAAGAATATGAAAGATAAACAAGGTAGAAATATGAATTTAATTACAGTTGGAGCAGATGGAAGAGAGTATTTTAATGGCAAGGAAATTGTGACTTTCGATTCATCTTTAGTTACATTACCAGAAGGAAAAACAATAGTATTTTATTCTTTAAATATGAAGGAAGCTATTAAGTTCTTTGATAGAAGTAATGGTACAACAGTAAACAGATGGAATGACTACGATACAGACACAAAGAAAGCATCTATTTTAGAAAGATTAGATATAAAAGCTGGTGCTACAAGAAGTATTAAGAAAATTGAACTTTAATAATTGGATAGGAGTTTTCTCCTGTCCTTTTTAAAATTGAAGAATAGGAGATGATAATATAAATGATACTTGATGAAGCAAAGGGTTATCTTAGAATAGACGATACGTTTGATGATGCTTACATACAAAATCTTATTGATACAACTCAAATATACATAGATTCTTGTGTTGGAGAGGCTTATAAAACAGATGAAAAATTATTAAAATTAGCAACTCTAGTTCAATACAAGTTGATAAATGATTTATATGATAGTAAAAGTTCCTATGTTCAAAACAATATGGTTAGAGATAGGATCGTTGAAACTATATTCGAGAAATTGTCCAATGCAGGTGATGAAATATGAATAGTAGTGATTTAAAAGAAAGAATAATAATATCTCATTATTTAGGTGAAATACAAAATGAAAATGGCTTTAATGAGCCTCAATGGGATGATACATATTATTCTTGTTGGTGTTCTTTTAAACAAGTTAGTGGTAAGGAATTTATATCTGCCAAAGCTGATAATTCTGAAAATATAGTTACATTTACTGTCAGGTATTGCAATAAGGCAAAAGCTTTATTAGTAGTAGGAGCAACTAAGCAATATAAAGTGATTTATAAAGGTAATGACTATAATATTGTATTTTGCTCTGATTATAACAATCTGCATAAATGGATTGATATAAAGGCAGAGGTTAAAGGGTGATTATATGAGTAGTATTGAATTAGATGGGTTTGAAGAATTAGAAAATATATTTCAAGATATGACACTTACTGAAGCTGACGAAAAGAAGGCAATGAAATCAGCTATTGATGTAATTTATAAGGTAGTAGAAAGTAATACTCCAGTAGGTGAAACTGGAAAAACAAAAAAAGAAATTAAAGAAAAAGTTAGTAAAAATGATTTTTCTGTAACAGGAGAAGTTATTATGGGTGCTTGGTATACTGGATTTGAAGAATTTGGAACATCACAACAGAAGCATAATGTTGGATTCTTTGAACGTTCTGTAAATAGTTCACAAAATGAGGCTTTAGAAGTATTGGCAAAAGGATTATTAAAGTAGAGGTGGTGTAATGGTTAATATTAAAAAGTTAGTAAAGGACACATTATCAAATACAGAAATACTTAATCTAACAGCAGATAAAAAAGTTTATTTCCTTCATGCTAATAGTCCAACACCACCTTATATTGAGTATGAAATATTTGATGAAAACGGTGAAGAATGGGCTGAGAATAAGGAAATTGCAACAAATTATTATGTACAAGTAGATGTATTTAGTAAAACAGATTATACAAACTTAGAAAACAAAATTAAAGAAATTATGATTAACGCTAGCTTTAATAGAAGTATGTGTGCTGATTTATATGAAAATAGTACACAGTTATTTCATAAGGCTTTGCGTTTTTTTATTACATTAAACAACAATTAAAATA